CACGGTATGTAATCCGTTAGTAATTGCCGCGCCGCTTGTGCCGTATGCCGCCGCGCTTGTGCTAGTTGGGTAAGCAAAAACCCCGCGCAAACCACTTTCTGCGCCAGTAGAATTTGTTGTTGAACCTGTTTGGTCATTATTTAAAGCCATAGATTGCGCTTCTAACTGACTAAACTCCATATACAAGTCATCTACAATAGATGGCTCTAAATTATTAACGTCACTTAATACTGCACTTCTTACTGGTAGCTGTGCTGACAAAACACGAACTGGCAGTTGCCAAAACGTAGTATTAATATTAGGCGAACCGCTATTTGGGCTTACTGTATAACCCCAAGGGTCTGTTGAGTTTGCCGCATTACCAGTTTTAGCTACAAACTGTACGTCAGAACCTTCTGCTTTAATTTGTCTACTATTTAAGCGGAATGGGTTGTAATAACGAGTTGCCGCAAACGCATCATCAAAATATGTACGACCACCTTTACCTGAACCACTTCCAGTAATGGCAGATGCTTCATTAATTACTTCTGCGTTTTCAGAAAGCGATACTGTCGCGCTACCTTCTTTTAACGCTGTTTTAATGCCGTCTAAAATTCGTTCAGATATATTCATGGTTTATTCCAATCATTGTAGAAAAAAGGGGTGAGTTAAATCCCACCCCTTAAACCTAATTAAGCGGCGGCTGTACCTGTACTACGGTAACGAACACCTGCATTAGGGTCACGCACGCTTGTAGCCAAACGCTTTTCGCCAAAGAATGTAATGTAGCCTGGCAATGTTTGGTCATAACGGCGCATAACCATATTTAGACGGTCAACAATGCCATAGAATTTATCCCAATCGCCAAAATACATTGGATACTTGCTTACAGTACCCGCCGCGCCAGTTGCCGCTTGTGATGGGTTGTCTAGGTACTTATTAACAACAACATCAAAGCCTAATAGTTGACCAACAATACCATCGTTACGCGCCAAGCCATCTACATAGATTGGGCGACCTTGTGTATCAACCAAGCCGCGAATACCTTGCAACAAGATTGGGTTAATCATAAATTTAGCTGATTCTGTCCAATATTGTTGTGGCAAAGCATAGATAAAGTTAATAACGTCTTTATATGTAATGTTGTTTGCGCCAACAGTATTAGCGTTAGTTGTAAGCTGGTCATAAGTTGCAAGAGAATGTAAACCTGTTGCAGAACCAGTACCACTTGAACCAAACGCCGCTACAGAAGTAGTGCCACCAGCATAAGTTGAATTAGCACCGCCATATTGGTTTAGACCGCGCAAACCATCTGCACCGCCTGTTGCTACGGTTGTGCCACTACCTGTTTGGTCGTTATTTGTAACCATTGACTGTGCTTCTGTTTGTGCAAATTCAGCCAACATATCATCAACAACATTAGCTTCTAAACCGTCAATATCGTCAAGAGCTGCAGTACGGATTGGGAATTGTACGTTTAAATCCTTAAGAACAACTTGCCAGATAGATGTATCTTGAGTAGTTGCCGCGCCGTTATTTTGAATTGCATAACCCCATTGTGCGCCTGCGTTACCTGTTTTTACACGCCATTGATAGCTTGAGCCGTCAGTAGCAACAGTTCGTGCGATACCGCGTAATGGGTTTGCCAAACGCAAAGCAACAAACACAGGGTCATAAGCAGTACGACCACCTTGATTGTTACCGCCGCCTGTAAGTGCAGATGCTTCTTTCATGTACGCATCGTACTGACCTGCATCTTCAAACATTTTTAGTTCTTTTTCGCCGCGCCCGCTTTCTTGGTACGCCTTTAACTGCTCTTTAACCATTCGATTTACATCGCCACGAACAGTCTTTTCTAATTTTAGAATAGATGGCGCAGGGTTAATTTGTGAAACTTTTGCTTCAATAGCGGCTACTTTTTCCGCAAATTCCGCAGTTAGTTCCTCTTTAACAGCATTTACTTTAGCTTCGACAGCTTCTGTAACTTTGGCAATCTCGGCAATATTATTTGCTTCGATAGCGTCTAGTTTTTCAATTACTTTGTCCATGATTTTATCCTTTAATACGTTTATTTAGTTTCTGCAATAATTCGCGCTGTTCTAAAGCGTCTAGTAATGCAGTGGCGGCAACCATTTCAGAATCACTCCGATTTGGATTGTTTTCAATAGGTTTAGCTTTTACAGCGTCACGCCGTGCATCCCAAACTTTCTTGAATTCAGAAACGGCTACCGCCGCGTTCTGTTTTGAAACTCCTGCGTCACGCAAGATATGTTCCAAATTTCTTGGTTCAAGAGAACCGTCATCTTTAATGCACGATTCTAGTTTATTTATGTTTGCCTCTAAATTATTTGGTTGCATAACAATAGATACTTCGCGCAACCCGCCTTTAGTAATCTGAAAATAACCTTCGTCTGCATCTTGCCCGATAGCTAACATATTGCCTTCGTTATCTACCATGCAATATTCGTCAGCGTATGCACCTACAGAAACGCCACCTACAAGGTTAGGTGATTCTTTCATAATAGTATATAAATCACGCCCTGCGGATGTATTCGTAAATAACCTGCCTTTGCCGTTCATTCCTTTTTCTGTAAATTCAAATTCTGTCCATTCGCCAACAGGCAATGATTCATCATCATGTTGAAAATACATAGGTAACGGTTTGCCTGTTTCCGCTAAAGCATTTGCCCATTCTTGAAATGGCTCTGGTTTATAAAAAAACCTACGCCCGTCTGCGCCTTCACGCGCACCCCAAGTTGTCATACACGCTTCAATTAATCCTGATTGAGTAGATTCATCAGAGTCAACGCCTAATTGAACTTGCGCCTCATTAAAAAATTTTAATTCTTTAGTCATGAATAGGCACTCCTTTTTTCTTCATACCGTTGGTTTCGATTGGGGTGGGCACACGCTTTTTAGCCGCTTGTACCCATTTTTCTAAAGCCTCTTTTAGTGTCATTATGCTTTACCCGCTTGACCAGTTTTACCAATATATGACGTATTGCCGCCGCCGCCAGTATCTTGTGGTGAAGTGCCAGCTATAGGCTGGGCAGGTTTTGCCGTATCTTTTAATATATCGCCGCCGTCTAATTTTCCAGAACCTAAATATTCGCGTGCTTCGTTAGGCGTCATTATGCCATTACTTACGCCAGCTACTACATAATTCATTTGGTCAAGCGGTGCGCCTTTAAGGTAATTAGATGTTTGAAATTCAATACACAAATTTGGATAACCTTTTAATAGATTATTTTTAAGTTTTTGTTGTACATTTACTAATGTTGGATACATTACCGATTTATAAAATTCATCAAGCATAACCTGCGTATTATTATAGTTTGCTTCGCCTACGCCAATCATTGAAGCAGGGACTCCAAACAATCCGCAAATCCTGCGCATTGTTTGTTCTTTTAATTTAGCGGCATCTGCATCTTGTAATGTAAGCATCTCTAACGGCGTATATGTCATACCGTTATCTAACAACATAGACTGTCCAGGCTTGCTTGGGTCTGTAGTCCGCGAACCCGTCATACTTGACCATGCTTCTTTTAGCCGCGCCGCAATCTCTTTAAATTTATTGTCAGGAATTACTTGTGTCGTAGTAAACATCCCTGTTGGTTTTGCACCATTCTGCATAATAAAATTTGCATATAAATCAATATCTTGGTCTAACGCTACTAATTCAGCCGCTAATATGCCTTTATTAAAGCCCGCGCTACCTTGCCACGCAGATTCTTTACAATGAATAATCTCGTGAGATGACAAAGCCTCGTCTTTATTAAATCCATAGCTTGGGGTTGATAGCCTGTATGCAGGGTAACGCGCTTCAGTAATTTGTGCTGTAATTAACGTAGAATCTAAAATGTACATTTCTAATGGCGTTTGCATATTGTCTGTACGGTCTTTGCGCCACAATACAGTAAATGCTTCGCCCGCTAATTCATACCACATGCACCACTGATACCAGAACTCATACTGGCTTTGAAAGTTATTTGGGTTTTGTAATAGGTTTAATACTGACCGCGCTTTTGCTTTATCGCGTGCACTTACGCCTTTATTAGTTGTAGCATCAACCATTGTGCCATCTTCGGCGTATGCCATAATTTTAATTGGCAGTTGTGATATGGCTCTAGCTTTTGCGCCAACACATGACATAACCGTACTATTCCGTGATAACACGGACATATCTACTATTCTGCCAGCTTGTGTACTACTTGATGTTGTTACATATAAAAGTTGTGATGCAGAGGAATATTGTTTAGCCCCAGCGTTGCGTAGGATGTTGTTACCAAGGGCAGTTTGCCCAAAAAGAGTATTGCTTTCGTCTAAAAAAGCTGTCTTTTCTAATAGGTTGCTATACTTTTCTTTATCGAAAATAGGAAACTTGTCCATGCTTTATCCTTAAAAACTGCGGAATCCGTAACTATCTGATACGAATGGGTGGTCTAAGGAACAATGCATAGCAATTATTAGTGCAATAATGCCATCTACTTTTGCAGATTTATCTGCTTCGTTTTTTCGCACTTTAATGTTCCCGTTTACATCCTCATAAACTTCGCAGTTACCTAACTGCCATCCCAAGAATGGGTTGCCATCATGTCTTATGAGTTGTGACATAACCAGTTTTTCTAAATGTTTAGATGGGTTAGACAAAACCGCCATCCCCTGTCCAACCTTTTTAACTGGAATTCCAACATCGTGTAATCGGGCTATTAAGCTTGCCGCGTTGTATGCATCATAGCCAACCTCTTTTACGTTGTAAAGTGTCGCTTGATTTTTAATATATTCAGAAATCTCGCGGTCATCCATAACGTTACCTTCTGTTATATGCAATATACCCGTTTTAATTGCTTGGTCAAATATCCCACGATAATGAGTTGGGATTAACTCCAGCCCTGCTTCTGGCAAAAAGAATTTAAACTCTGCAAAATAATCTACGTCACTATATCTTTTTAATGTGCAAACCGCGTTTAAATCTCGCGTTGCGGCTAAATCAAAACCTATAAATACTGCTTCTGGTTCGTCTTTTGCTACACCTACCGATTTGTCCCAATAATCTCTATCAAGCCACGCGCTATTTGCCGATACCCAAACGTTTAATGTTTTACACAAGAATTCGTTTAATGACGCAGGTTTTAAACTAGCTTGTTTACATCTTTCCTCAATCGCGTTTTGATATACGGATATTCCGTGCATAGGATTTGCTTTTGCCCATGTTGAAGGGTCACGCCAATCATCTTGCGGGTCAAGCCCGTATAGTAAGCCAAACCAGTGCGGGTTATCTTCTGCCTCTCCACGTAACATACTTTCAAGCATCATTAAGTCCTCATAGAACTTTGTTTCCTTAGTAAATGACGCAGTAGTAATGTAAATTCGCAAAGGATTTTTACGCGCAACCATCCCTGAATGTAGGACTTCTATACTGTTTCGGTCAACAATCTGCGCCGCTTCGTCAATAATTGCGCAAGACGGGTTTTTACCATCTCCTGATTTTTTATTGTCGCGGGATAGTGCTTTAAATATAGATTGACTATCGCCTTTTACAGCAAGGTTGTATTTATTACGTACAAACCAAACAGCGGCGGCTGGCGGCATAGCTTCTACCATACCTCTTGCCGCATCAAATACTATTGACGCTTGTTCGTGGTTAGTCGCTAAAGCAAATACTTCTGCGCCAGATTCTCCATAATTTAATTCGTATAAAGATATACCTGCAATTAAAGTTGATTTGCCTGCTTTACGCGGGATAAAAACAATAACGTCAGTTGTCATTCGTCTTTTGTAATCTTTTTTATGACGAAAGCCATATATTGCGCATAGCAGTAATATTTGAAACGGCTCTAGTATTAAAGGTTTGCCAGCGTCTTGACCTTTAGTGTGTTTAAGCAGAGAAAAGAAATGCAGGACATGACGCACATACTGAGATACAAATTCGTATTCCCAGTGTTTATTGCCTAGATAGTCTAGAAACCGTTGACAGGCTAATTTTACGTTATTACATACAGCGATATTGCCTTTGGTTACATCTATCGCGTATTGAATGCCATCTTCAAAATCCATTATCTATAATTATCAGGACCAGCCATTAATGCGCCTAAACCTGTTTCCTCGTTACCTACTGGGGAACCTTGCAATCTACTTCTAGGCGTAAGCCCTAATTCGTTCATTAATGAAATAACACGAACTAGCGTATTGTTTCGCAAGTTAATGTAAGGATTCGCGCCTAGTGTTTTTCCATTGTTATATGAAATTACTGGCGCATTATTTTGCGAGATAATTTGTTTCTGGCATTCAACGTAAGTTGTAATCTGATTCGCTAGCATACCAAGTACATGCGAATCTTGCTCACTTCCAATACCGTACACGTTGTACAAGTATTCTGCTGTTTCCTTAATAAATCTATCTTCATCCCAGTCTTTTGGATTCTCTAGCCAGTAAGCTTTAGGAATTCGCATCTTTATTTTTTCAGGAAGTGTTGNNTGATTCACGCCTTTTGTGCCGTTTACGATATGCAACTCTGGCGGTAGTTTGTTTTTAGCCATTATCTTGTCCTTTAAAAATTAGGGAATGTACCCTAGTAAAACCATCCTGATACCACCCCTCCTCAAACTCAGTTTAC